CACGGAAGTGGATTACGCTAAGTTCGAATTGATGAACGGATACGATGACTACCCAGTTGTCGTCACTAGACTTTCTAACAATAGTAAAAGACTCTATGATGCTACTTCTATCCCAGCACAACTGAAGGGATTGCAGCAGCAAGTAAAAGTAGAGCGCGATACCAGGATAGATCGCAACAGTATAACTACACTTCCCCCTATACTGCATCCCTTCAACCAGCCCCCATCTAATTTTGGACCTGGTTCCTTGATTCCGCGCAGGCGCGAGAACGACTACCAGTACATGGAACCACCTCCAGCTTCTTCAGCTGAAACAAGCATAGAGATGGAGAATCGCATGGAGAACCAAGCGAATCAACTCACTGGATTAGCTGATGATGAAATAAGTGCTGCTCGCAGGCAATTTCTTGTGGACAAGTTCTTGAAGCATTGCTCGGAGGTAATAAACATGTGCTTTACTTGTTTTCAGCGCTTCGGACCTGATTATGTTTACTTCAGGGTCACTGGAGCCCCCGACCCTGTTCAATTCCAAAAGGGATCCCCTGACGAAAACTATGATATCACAATATCCTTTGATAGTCTAAGCACCGATCCAGAGACTCAGTCCAAAAAGATAGAGCAAATGATTGACTTGTTGAAACTAGATAGAGGTGGACGTGTAAATGTTGATAGTCTCTTGACCGCAGCAATGTCCAACGTTGACCCTGTCCTTGCAGATGCAATCATGCAGGAAACAGAAACTGCTTCGCAAGAGATTCAGAATCAAATACTTGATGATCTAGCCAAGATCTTCGCGGGTATAGAAATGCCAGCTAGACCAAATGGTGGTCAAATAGCTAGCCAATTAATACAACAATACGCGCAGCAACCTGATATTGCAGCTAGACTGCAGCAGGATCAAATGTTCGCAGAAAGATTAAATAAGTACGCAAGCCAGTACACGTTCCAGGAGCAACAAATTATAAATGCTACAGAGTTCGGGCAACTTGGCACAGAGGCTGCTAGGGTCGGAAACATACAGACTCAAGCCGCTGAGTAGTTATGCTACAGGACGATATTGAAATTCTGAAACATCACGAAGCCTTTGCTTCTTTTGTGCAGCAGATCGTGCAGATGCGAGAGGATTGCATACAAGATTTGCACAAAGCCGACATAGAAGTAATTCAGCAAACTTCAGGCAGAATATTAGCGCTTGATGAAATTATAGAGCTCTGCGATTGGGAAGGTTTATCAGCTAGATTTCCTAATACTTAAATTGACGAAAAAGTAGTGCTATAATGCATCATCGCCATCGCTGGCGTAAAAAGCGTTATTATGAATGAAAGTCAAGAAGCAGCAATCGCCGAAGCTGCACCCAAGCAGGCGACCAACATGTCATTATCAGAGTTCACCAGGCGCAGAGGTGGTCAATTGACCGCTCAAGCATCTGAGACTACAGAAACCGCAGAGGAGGGTCAGGTTCTTGGTTCGGAAACGAATCAAGTTGAGCAGGAGACTGCTGAAGCATCTGAAGCCGTTGCAGAAGATAATAGCACTAACGAGGATCCCCAAGAAGAAACTTCAGAGGAGGAGTCCGAGCAATCGGAATCAACCAAAGAAGAGACTTCAGAGGATGTTCTTTCTCAGATTGAATTGGATGATTTGTCCGAAGATGACCTGCGTGAACTATCTGAAAAACTAGGTAGCCGTGCAGTAGCCAGATTCGGTGAATTAACAGCAAAGCGTAAAGCAGCAGAAGCTGAACTAGAAAAGCTCAAGGCACAAGCTAAGAGCCAGATCACGCCTGAAGTTAAGGATTCAGACAACCCATATAACCACTTGGAAAATATCGATGAACTACAAAAAGTCGCAAAAGAAGTGGAAGAAGTAATTGAATGGGCCGAGGATCTTATATTCAACAGTGATGGTTATTCAGCTGATGAAGTCATTACGGAGGTCGAGGGCAAAGAAATGACCAAGTCCGACGTAAGGAAGCATCTTCAAAATGCTAGGAAAGCCGAAAAAAAATTCATTCCTGCACAAGCTCAAAAGATTCAACGCATCCAGGATGCAAAGAAATCAGGAGAGAACTTACTTGCTAAGGCAAAGAAGGAGTTCAAGTGGATGCATGATGACAATGAGGTAAATACCAAGTACAATGAAATGCTTAGTGATGAGCGCTTAAAAGGACTAGATAAGTTCGATCCAGAGGTTTCAGCTCAACTACCCTATCTTCTTGCGCATGCAGCAAATAGCATGTTCGGAAGAAAGCTAGTGCAAGATGAACCCAAAACGGGTAGACTTATTCCGCCTTCCAGCACTCCTGCGTCGGCTAAATCCGACAAGAGAACGCCCAACGCTGTAAAAAATTTACAGAATGCATCCAGTCAATTTTTGAAAAGTGGTAAGAAAAACGACTTCATTCGACTCAGAACACTTCAACTATCTCAATAATATAATACAATGTCACTATCTAATACATTCTCCCCTGCACCTACGGGTGTAACTAGCCAGGGTTCGTCTGTATCTAATCGCGAGGACCTCACTGATGTCCTAACGATTTTGGCTCCAGAAGAAACACCTGTTTTATCATCTGCTTCTAAGCAAAAAGCAAACAGCACTTTCGTTGAGTGGACTGTTGATACTCTTGCTGACGTAAGCACTGACGGTATCTCGGAAGGTTCCGACATCACTTCATTCACGGACAAGTTCTCAAAGCGTGCTCGTCTTGGCAACTACATTCAGAAGTTCCGCAAGGATTACCTTGTATCTGATCTTCAAGAAGCTGTTGACTCGGTTGGCCCTGCTAAGGTTGCTCAAGCTGAAGCTAAGGCAATCCGCGAGCTAAAGCGTAACGTAGAAGCTACTCTCATCTCTGACAACGAAATGTCATCAGAGGACGGAGCTGGTACTCCTTACAAGCTTCGCGGTCTTGGCAAATGGCTACAGAACGGTGCACAAACTATTAATCCTGTCCCATCTGATTTCCGCACTGATACTGGTTCTATTCACGGATCTGGTGCTTTCACTGAATCAGTTCTTAACAACCTTATCACTAACATCTACCGCGAGACTGGTACAACTGAGAGCTTGACTCTTGTTGCTGATACTGCTCTTCGTCGTAAGATCAGTGATTTCGCTCGTTTTGGTGCTGACAAGGCGGACGGTACAGAAGCTGGTGTTCGTCGTGTTAGCTACGCTGGTAACGAAGCTACAATCACTCTTTCGGTTGAAATGTACCAAAGTGATCACGGCATGGTTTCCATCGTTAACATGAATCCTGATTGCGCTCCTGACACAAGCAACAAGGACACAGGATATCTCATCAACCCTGAGTACTTCGGTATTTCTGAGCTAATTCCAATGGGAAGCACTCGTCTTCCAAATCTTGGAGCTGGTGAACGAGGCTACGTTGATTGTGCACTTACATCTCTAGTGTATCATCCACAAGCTCACGGTAAGATTACTGCAATTGCTTAACCCTTAAAAAAAGGAACATAATAAAATGGCTATTCCAACAGTAAATGAAGCTAACGGTGATTTCACTCACTACGCCGTTATCGATCATACCGAACTAAAAACATCAGGTTTCCTGTCTACAATCGGCGCTGCAAACCAAGTAAAGATCTGCACCATCCCTGCTGGGGGTGGAGTAGTCTATGCTGTAGCATACGAGGCTGAGGCATTCGCTGGAGCTACCGACATCACTCTTGATTTAGGTACAACCACTGGCGATCCCGATGAGTTCATCGATGCACTTGACGTAGACGGCATGTCTGCACCTGTCGCTAATACAGGTGATGCATTTGTTCAAAGTGCAGGAAACACCACCATCGCTGGTGGCGCACTTCCTATTAAACTTGTACAAACTGCAACAGATGTTATCGCTGAAATCAACGGCACTCACGCTGATCTAACAGCAGGTAAACTATTCATTGGATTAAAAATACTTGATCCAAGCAAGTTCGTTAACTAATTAATTCTGGTCGGGGGGCTTCGGCCCCCCACCTTTTTTATGGATATAATTATTCCAAACCTTC